CTTGGTGACTCCGGGCCAGTCCACCTCGGCGCAGAAGCTCGTCACGGTCACGAGCTTGTTCTCAGGGATGACCTCCAGATGCTTGACGAGGCAGCGCAGGTTGGTGCCGTTGAGCTCGTAGTAGGCGTCGTTGAGGATCAGCGGGTTCGCAGTCGGCGGTACGGGGTCGCCGGTCGCGGTCAAGCTCGCATCGAGCAGACCGACGCTGCCGCCGTTGCCGACCTTCTCGCCGTTGCCGACCTTCTCGCCGTTGCCGTTCTTGGCTTCTGGGCTCATAAGGGCTCCCTTCTCACATTTGGATATCGAGCACGACGTCGGCGCGGAGCAGGTCGGCGCCGGCGACGTTGACATGCGCCCAGTTGCGCTCGCTCATCGGCACGCAGAGCGCCACGGTGCCGCCCAGGCTCTCGTCGGCGGCGATCGCCGAACGCACCACGCCGATGAGATCGCTCACCGTCTCGTCGTCGTCGGCGCCGCCCACGCAGGTGACCACCACGGCCGCCGCGTCGATGGAGAACGCGGCCTCGCTGTAGCGCACCTCGGTCGGCCGGGCGATGACGATGGACGGGGCGTTGAGCGTGAAGGGCGGCTTGTCGAACACGCTCGCCGTCACGCCGGCCGAGTCCAGCTCGGCCTCGATGGCCTTGGCGAGGGCGCCGGCGAAGGGCGTGCGGTCCCAGCTCACCCGATCACCACCGCGATGTAGCCGCCAAGCAAGGCCTCGACGTCGGGGTCTTTGAGCCCGACGCGGACCACGCCCATATCGCCCCAGCCGATGGTGCCGTCAAGGCTGTCGCGCCGACGGTAGAAGCGCGACGAGAGCAGCAGCGCCGCCTCGTAGAGCCCGTCCGGGACCGGCGACGCGGTGAGCGGCGGTTGGGTGCCCCAGACGATCGGGTCGACCCGGCCGATGACGTAATTGATGGCGGCCAGGCGGGCCGACTCCACGACGGTGGCGTCAACGCTCGGCTCCTGCAGGCGCAGGATTGCGCAGACGTCGTCCTGGGTCGGCCAGCCCGTGGCCATTGCCCTACTTGCCGCCGTTGGCGCGCTTGGGCGCCTCGACCTCGGCGGGCGCCTCGCCCTCGAGCTCCTGGGGTGCGGGGATCGTCACGCCGGCGTCGATCTTGGCGATACCGAGCGGGTAGCGCGTGACCACCGGGGCGGCGTAGCCCCAGACGCCCAGACGGATCGACTCGGGCCCGAGCACCTCTTCGTAACGGAAGTTGAACGTGGAGCTCTCGAGCAACAGGCTGTCGTCGGCCTTGAGCACGTAGAGGTGATTGTCCACGCCGGCCCATGACGGGATGACCTGGAGGCCGACCACCTCGCCCGCAACCTGGCCGTAAACGACGGCGTCGCCCAGGCCGTAGGCGTTCATCGGGCCGTGGTAGCCCGTGGTGACCAGCGGGCGACCTGCGGTGTCCTTCTGCTTGGCCATGAAGGCCCAGGCGCCTTCTGAGCACAGCACGACCTTCGGGGCGGACTTACGGTGCTTGCGCACCGAAGCGCCGGCGTCGATGAAGGCGTCGAACATGTTGGAGTACACCGGGGCGGTGCCGGGGTAGGTGATGGTGGCGGCCAGGCCGGTGGCAGCCTCGAAGGCGGCGACGGTGGCCGTCTCGATCTGCTCGTTGTACGCCCCCATGCAGTCGGTGAACACCAGGCCGTCGACCGCCGGGTTCGACCCGTCGAGGAGCTGGCGGCTGACGTCGACCTTGCCGGTGTAGGTGACCGGGCTGACCGTGATCTGGTTGGCGTTGAAGCTGCCGTCGCTGGGCACCACGTTCTCGCCGCCCTGCGCGGCCACCACCGCACCCGGCGTCGCCTGCTTGCCGATGACGATGGGATTGGCGTCGGTGATGCCCACGCGCCGGATCGTGTCGGCCCAGGGCCGCGCCCCGTGGGCGATGATGGCGAACTCATTGAACAGCCAGGTCGGCGGGATGACACCGGTACCGGTGGTCGTCGTCCCTGCCGCTCGCATCTGCATGCTGTGGCGATCCAGGCGGCTGCGTGACTCGGTGTCGCCGTCGCGCTGGGCGTGCAGGAGGTCCCGAAAGAAGCTGACCCGCTCGCCGGCGCCGGCGTCGGCCGGGCGGTAGACGAGCTCGTCTGAGCGCACCTGAACGACCTGGCTCCCTGCGGCCGTGCTGGGCAGCGCGGCGAGGTCGGGCGGCCCGGTAAGGGCGGTGATGGTGCCCATGCGCTGGTCGTCGATCGAGCGCAATTCCAAGATGCGCTCAGAGAGCGGCGTCATGTTCGAACGCAGGCCCTCGATCAGGCCGACCTCGTTCTCGTTGGGGTCGCGGCCCTCTTCGGCGCAGCGGTTCAGGATCGTCTCGTACTGCTCGACGAGCTGTTGGTAGTCGGCGCCCAGGCGCTCGAGTAGGCGGTTCGGCATTGCGGCCTCCCATCTGGCCGCGGGACGCGCGGCACAGGATCGTTCTCCTGAACCGGGTCCACAATGCGGTCGGGGGCCGGACTTCGCCGGGGGCCGAGCTGGTGGGGTCGGCTACTCGGTGAGCAGGTTAGACCTCAGATGCGTCGCGAATCCAGATCCGCCCGCAGGTCGCCCAGGCTCGGCCCGGACGGCTGGGCGCGCACGGACAGCACGCCGGCGCCCTCATAGACCGGCTCGTGGGTGAGCACGACGTGGTCGAGGTGGGCCGCCCGGCGCTCGATGACGCCGTCGCGTCCCTTGACGCTGCCGCCCTCGACGGGTTTGAAGCCGACGGACAGGCCGGTCACCTCGCCGCTGCGGACGAGCTCGAGCGCGTCGTCAGCCCGGCTCGTCGAGTACAGCGGCCACGCCCCGTGCAGCCCGTCGTAGCGCTCCTCGAGGTCGGCGGTCTTGCCGATGGGCGGGCTGCCCTCCAGGCGGGCATGGTGGCTCTCGAAGATCTTGATCCGCCCCGCGTTGCCGCTGGCGATCTGGCGGGCGAAGGCGCCGGCGACGAAGCGCTCGCGCATGCCGCCGACGTCGGCCACCTCGCCGTAGGGCACCGCACGGCCCAGCAGCGTCCTTCCTGTGCCGTCGGAGCGGTACTGGACGGGGAACGTGTAACTACGCAGTTGTAATCCTTCTGGGGCGACGCTGAGGGCCTCTCCGGGCATTCTGGAGCGTCCACTGCCCGCCGAACCGGAGTACTGGCCCTGATCGCCGCTCACGGTGGTCGTCTTGGCGAGCGCCTTGGCCTTGGACATGGCCGCCTCACGCTGGGCGGCCGTCAGGCTCGAGGCCTGGGGGATGCGCGCCAGGGCGTTGCGGACGTGGGGCAGGTCGACGTCGCCCGCCGCGTTGCGCACCGGGAAGTACCGCAGCGAGCGCGGCGTCGTTTTGCCGTCGGCGTCCTTGTGCCCACCGGGCAGGATCGTCAGAAACGCCGAGTCGGGCAGGTCGTTGACGTAGCTGGTGTCCCATTCAGCCATCACTTAACCTCCTGTGCTGACCATCGTGGCCTCGGGCCCGGGGTAGAACATCGACGGGCTCGGACTCGGGGCGTTGGGTGCGGTTGGCGGCACCTGGGGCGTGGTGTTGGGATTGGCCGGTCCCCCGCTCGTCGGCCCGACCGTCGGCGCCGTCTCGCCTTCGCCGCCCTGCTCTGAGAGCGTCGCCTGCGCCGCCTGGTCGGTGAGGGCCTCGGCCATGGTGTCGAGGTTCTCGAGGCCGCGCACCTCGTCGACGAGGATCCACTGGCTGGCGGGCCCCGGGCCGCCGAGGGCGAACTGGTAGGCCTGGAAGCGCGTCAAGGTGTCGGCGCGCAGCTTGGCGTCGAGGTTCCACTCGGCGTGCTGGCCGCGCGGCAACAGGTCGATCGACACGGCCTGCTCGAGCAGCGTCGCCCACGGCACCACGGCGTCGTTGCGCGCCTGGATCTCCTCCATCTCGGCGTTGCGATAGGTGCTGCCGCCGACGTTGCTGCCCAGCTTGGTCGGCGGCAATCCCCACATGAGCGCCACCTCGGTGAGGGTGAGCTGGCGGCTCTCGACCATCTGGCTATCGACGGGGCGGTAGGCGATCGGCGTGAAGTCGGTGAGCTCGTTGAGCACGGCGACGCCGTTGGTGCCGGCGTACTTGGCGACCCAGTTCGTCTTCGCCGTGTCGGCCTGGGCCTGGGTGATCTCTGGGCGGTGGATCTTGAGCACGCCGGTCGGCATGCCGCCGCTCTGGAAGTACGTTTCGGCGTAGGACTGCACCGAGGTGGCGAGCGCGATGCCGTCGGGCACGGTGTCGAGCAGGCCGCGCCCGAGCGGCCAGCCGGCGCGCCCGAGGTGGCTCTTCACGTGCCAGACCTGGCTCGGGTCGTAGAAGTGCCCGGCCAGGTACCAGCCCGCGATCAGCGGGTCGCTCGGGTTGCCGGCGAACTTGACGGCGGCGTAGAGCGGGTGCACCGGGTAGAGGCTCGTCGGGTAGCCGAGGCGGTCGGTGCCGGTGATCACGCAGATGGCGTTGCCGTAGAGCGTGAGCGAGCTCGTGACCTGGCTCCAGAACGACATCGGCGTCTGGTTGGGGTCGGGCTGGCGCAGCACGGGCGGCTGGGGGTCGAGCTCCTCGGTGTCGCGCCACGCCCCGACGGGCAGCAGGCCGATCGAGCCGCACACGTAGGCGTGGCCGCGCCAGAAGGCCGGGACGCTGAGCGCGGTGCGCTCGGAGGGCGCCGGAAGCACCGCAGTCGGTGCGGGGTACCAGCCGCCCGGTGCGGTGTCGGTCGTCGGCGGCATGCCCGAGCCGGTCGGACTCGCCGAGGGCACCGCGGCCAGAGCGCCGGCGTCTGAGCGCGTCAGCAGCCGGGCCAGGCCCACTAGGTCATGCCCCCGGCGTCAGTTCGGCCGCGATGCCGAGCGCGATCAGCCCGAAACCGCCGACCACCACGCCGGCCCAGACCTCGAGCAGGCCGAAACCGACCGAGACCGCGACGACGCCGGCGAGCTGGAACGCATAGCCCCGGCGCAGTTCGTTCACAGGATCTGGGGTTTGGCGTCACCGGCCTTGACCAGCCCCCAACGCGCCAGGGTGACACCCACGAGCGGGGAGACGTCACCGCCGACCTTGCGGGCCCACGCCCAGGCGTCACCGAGCACCCGCTTGCGCGCCGAGCCGACGGCGAGGTTCAACACCGGCTGGTCGAGGTGGGCCACGCCGGCCTGCTTGCTCACGACGGCATCGTAGAACTGCGCACACGCTGCGGCGTAGTCTCTCGCACTCAACGTCTCGGTACGGACACCCAACGCGGCCAGGTCGACCAGTAGCGATCCGGCCGGGCTGCCCGGGTCGACCACGACCGGCCAGGGATGCCAGCGCGCCTCGAGCTCGGCGACGCGTTCGGCCATCCAGTCGGTGCCCACCCGGTGCTCGACCACCTCGACGTGCACCCGGCCGTCGGGACGCCAGCCGGCCACCGCGATCGTGCCGTGGGAGCGGTCGGGTGTGACGTCGAGGGCGAAGCAGGGGATGCCGGCGAGCTGGCTCTGGGGGTCGCGGGCGTTCTGCCAGGCGCCGAGGTCGATGACCGGGTAGCCGGCGGTCGTGCGGCGGTTCAGGTAGGCCCGGGCGAACTCGTCGGGCGGCAGGCTGTCGTGGTCGGCGCGGATCACGTTCTCGGTGATGGTGTGCCCGAGCGCGGGCATGCAGCCCCACCACGTGGCCGGGTCGTCGGGGTCGTCCTCGTCGGCCGCCGACCACTCGAAGAACGCCACGCCGCTGCGTTCGTCGGCTTCCACCCGGGCGCGGCCGTCGTCAATGCGGTCGTGGAGGAAGATCGACTCCTCGGTGCCCATCGTGGACACGATCCAGAGCTGCGCCGAGGGTCTGGTCAACATGGCGGGGCGGAAGGCCTGCACCAGGCGCTCGTCGCGCTGGGCGAAGGCCTCGTCGATGACGCCGAGGTCGAGCGTCTGGCCGTGGCCCGAGCTCTCGCCCGACGCCGTGATGCCTACGGTCGAGCCGGTGGCGGGGAACACCATCCGCTCGAGGCCGGTCTGGCGCCGCATGCGCATGGCCTTGGCCAGAGGCGTGTGCGCCATGAGCTCGCCCTGCTCCTCCCACTTCGAGCGACTGTTGTTGCGGTCCTGGGCGGCGTAGAGCACCCGCTGGCCCGGCCCCCAGGCGATGCAGCGGTCGACCTCGACCACCAGGATGAGGCTGGTCTTGCCCGATTGGCGCGGGACGGTGACCCGGACCTCTCGGTAGGCGGGCAGGCCGGTCGACGGCTCGATCTCGCCGGCCACGTCGCCCACCAGACGCTGCCAGGGCATGAACGGGTGCTTGAGTACCTTGGCCAGACGGGCCAGGCGCGTCCCGGTGGTGGCCCGTTCAGGGCTGCGGCGGGTTGCCCACCTCGGTGGACAGGAGGGCGAGCAGGTCGCCGACGTCCGCGTCTCGCTCAGAGTCGTCATCTACGCCCCGCAGGGTACGCAAGGTCGCCAGGTGCACCCGGGCCAGACTCGCCACCTGCGCCGGCCGCGCCTCGGGATCGACCTCGTCGAGCGCAGCGGCGAGGTGACGGGCCAAAGCGATGGCCGCGGCGTCGACCGCCTCGATCTTGCCGCCAGCCCGGAGCGCCGTGATGGTGTGTTCGGTCGCCGCCCGGTTGCGCTGTCGGGGGTTGACTCGGGCCGCGTCGCCTACGCGCACCTTCGCGGCGTCTCGCTTGCCCATGTTCGCCATGTTGGCACCTCGCTCCTGGTCCCCGAGTTAATCGCGGCCTTTCGCGCAAAATAAC